CGAGATTCCTGAAGGTGCGCTTGAGAAAGTCGTCAAGGAAAAAGTTAAACGCTTCTTTAAGGATAATGACATTTGGTATATCATGCCCACACCCAGTCCGCTTGGGGCTATGAAAGGCATGAGCGACTTCCAAGCACTTCATAAAGGCTTGTTCATCGGTGTAGAGACTAAAGCTAACCGTAAGGATGCTAAACCTACCCAACATCAGATTGACTATCTTGAGAAAGTTAACGCTTGCGGCGGCATCGGAGTTGTAGTAAAATGCGAAGATGATATACTGCAACTTGAACAAACTTTGATTGCGAATGGACTTTTATGACAAACAAATACAAAGCATACCACGGCAACGAACTTATTCAAGAACTACGACGTAAGCCTTCGTGTGTTCTTACTGATACCGGCAACGGCTTCAAGGTCAAGTTCCCGTCTCACCGTTCCGTCGAACAAGACATCTTTATGTCATTGGACTACAGCCAAGCAGCTTATCTTAAAGAATGTTTGAACCAATGGAAGGATGATTGATGTCACCTGAAGATATAAAAGACAAAATAGCAGCAAAAGAACACGACCCAAACCCCAGAAGGTTCTACATCTACGTACACAAGAGAGCTACTACAGGTGAGCCGTTTTATTATGGTAAAGGTACTGGAAACAGAGCATGGCTTCATTGGAGAAATAAGTGGCATGATAATGTTAGAAACAAACACGGATTGATAGTTGAAATTCTGTATGATAATCTGCTAGAATCAGAAGCAAAAGAAATGGAAGTAAAATGTATAGCTGAAGCTAGGGAACGTGGTGAAAACATTACAAACATGACAGATGGTGGAGACGGAGTTCGTGGGTGGAAACATGCCGTTAAGCACGGTTATTGGTTGCTTGAAAACAAGCTAGGTATCCATCAACCCGGTATATGTCGGAAGGGAGGTATAGCTTGTTTTCAACAGAAGAAGGGTGTACACGCGAGAACTAGAGAACAAATGCAGGAAGCTGGTCGTAAATCTTTTATAACAAACTATAAGAACAAGACAAGTATTTTTGCACCCGGTGTCGCCTACAGGAACGGTAAGGCTTGTTACGAAGCCAAAAAAGGTGTTCATGGTTTCACAAAAGAACAGTTTTCTGAAATCGGTAAAAAGAACTATGCCGCTGGTATAGGTCTAGCATCAATTAGCACAGAACGACGAAGGGAGATAGGGTTGGCTGCGGTTAAAAATGGAACAGGAATCCATGCGATGACGAGAGAAGAAAGATCAGAACTCGTTAAAAGAACTAACGCTAGAATTCAGTTCGTATGTCTTGAGTGCGGACTAAAAGCAAACGCTGGTAATATAGTTAACCACCAAACGGCAAAAGGGCATTCTGGTAAATATAGACTGGGGTTATGTGATGACTGAGATGCACGAAGAAGCACCGCGCCCGCCAGCACTAACTCATTCTTGGAGTCCGGGGCTGGTTGAGGAAATAGCTCTCAACGAGTTGGCAGTTGGGGCTAAAATCATGGATGACGATGACATTTGCAAGCAGTTCGACATCACGTTAGACCAGCTAAACTACTTTAAGAATCACATCGCCTTCAAAGCGCAAGTCCGTGAGGCTATTGCTGCTGTTAAAGACTCCAACGCCACATTGAAGCGCAAGGCACGAATGTCATTGGAATACTATGCAGACACCTACATCCCCTTGTGGTTACAAGACCCAGGTGCTTCGGTTGACAGCAAGACTAAACTTTTACAGTTCCTAAGTAAGCTAGCTGGTATCGACGCAGCCGAAAAAGCCGCAGAAGCTGCCGCACTTGCTGAAGCCAATAAGAGTGCCGGTGTAGGGCAGAATAACACCCCACAAATTCAGATCGTACTGACTACGGCGCAACCTCAACAGGTTCCGGTTACTTTGACTGCTGAGAGGGTTGAATGACATACGACCTAACCGAAGACGAGATCGACTTAGTTAAGTCACTTACACCTTACCCTAAGTTCTATCCAGAAGAATTCGAGAACTCTTTGTCATACTTGGCTTCAATCAAAGTTGCTGCTTTCCATAACTCCGGTTGGACTAAAGGTAGCGAACATCAAGCAGCTATAAACTGGATTAAGTCGCTTCAACCTCCACGTATTAAACAATGTAAAGGATGCAATCAATGAGTAAAGAACAAGCAATCAAACTTTATCTTGAAGGTGGTCTGCGTAAGGATGCTGTTGCTGCTGAACTTGGTGTTAGTCGCAGTCAGGCTAGGGAGTGGTTGAAGGGTATCACAAAGCATGAGAATGGTGACGTACCTCTAAGCGAAGTAGCTATTCCAAAACTACACGAAGCTACCCCACAAGAAACCCTAGACGATCTGCGTCAGATGGCTGAAGCCAACCCCGAACAAGTTATTTCACGCAACTACTATCGCGTTCATGGTAAGTATTCTGAATCAACTTGGTCACAATACTGGGGTACGTTCCACGAATTTAAACGACAAGCAGGTATAGTTCTTTCACGACAGCAACATATGCTTGAAAAGCATATTGCCAAACACGCCAGCGTAAGTCATTATCGTGAGATGAACAATGAACGTAAGTCATACGGTGATAAGTATGATAAACCAACAGATAAACGATTCAAGCAAGTCGTTGTTGCCTCAGATATGCACGATAAGAACGTCGATCCGTTTTATCTCAAAGTGTTCCTTGACACTTGCGCTAGGGTTCAACCAGATGTTATTTGTTTGGCAGGAGATATTTTTGATGCGATGGAATTCGGCAGATACACAATTGACCCCCGTCAGTGGGATGTCGTTGGTCGTATTAAGTTCGTTCATGACAACATTCTGAAACCATTGCGCCAAGTCTGCCCTGATGCACAGATAGATTTCGTCGAAGGAAATCACGAGGTCCGCTTATGCAAGCATCTAGCTGACGCAACGCCAGCACTACGCGCTGTTCTGAGTGACCTACACGGAATGACGGTTAGCAAGCTGTTTGGACTCGATGAATTTGAGATTAACTATATTGCTAAAGGTGATTTAGCTGCTTACAACCTTGCTGACATCCATAAGGAAGTTAAGAAGTCTTACAAGAACTATTGGGATTGTTTCTTGGTTCATCACGAACCAGAAGGGGCTAATCTAGGTATGCCGGGGATTAACGGACATCACCACAAGACTCATGTGACACCAAAGTATTCAGAACTCTATGGTGCTTACAGTTGGGTTCAGCTTGGTGGCGGCCACAAACTTGATGCGGAATATACCCACCCTAAGTGGCAACTTGGTTTCTGTGTTGTGACTGCCGATACTTTTAACAAGCAAACTGTGTTCGACGTTGCCACATTCTCTGAGAAGTTCGCTATTGTGGGAGGAAAGTTCTATGAACGCTAACCTTGACATTTCTGAATTCGTCTGGTACAATACTTGAAACACTGGGAGATTCCTATGACCAAAAAGTTTAACCGTAAGCGAAGTCTTGACGAAGGTGAAATCGTACTCGAAGAGGTTTCACTGGATGAAGCCATTTCAACAGACGTTGAAGTTATTGTTCCTATCGAACAGGAGTCTGCTAATGTGGAAGTTACGGTTCCAACCTCAGATACAACCGAACCGACCCAAGCAGAGATCAAGTTTGCTAAAGGCTTTACCGGAACACCAACTCCAGTTAGTGACTATGCCGCAGAACTTGCAAAATCCTGCGCTCGTAAGAAGTTGCTTGCAGAGTTTGAATCTGGACAATATGCTCGTGGTAGCCAATGGCACATTTACTGCAAACGATAATTATGGTTGCATTCTGTTCCTAAAGGACTAACATGAAAACCCTAGCCGCATGTCTAGCTGTTGTAGCACTAACTGGTTGTGCAAGCAACAAAGAGTTTCTTCAAGCCCAACCCGGTCAACAGATTACAAGTCTATCTGGAATTAAGGTTTATATGCCTAACCAACAACCTCAGATTCGCCAAGCCACAAACGAGTGGGCTGCTGTTGTTAGTCAGGGTCTGGGTGTTGTTGGAACTCTAGGTGGTATTAAGTTTGCTGGAGATGCTGCGGTAGGTCTAAGCAACTCAATTGGTAAGTATAACTCAGAGATTTCTGGTAGAGTTCAGGCTCCGGGCGTTGTGACAACCAACACTATGACAAGTTCTACTGGTGTTCTTGGTAGTGGCACCTATGGACTTGATTCAACTCATACGCCTACTGTTGTAACTCAGCCAACACCAGTTATCGTAACTCAACCCGAATCCGTTATAGTGACTACTCCTGATCCGATTATCGTAACACAACCAGCACCGGTTGTTGTTCAGTAATAGCTATGATCGTTCCCATTTTGGGTACGTTTAATGGTTCCTTCGGTCCCGGTGCAAATCCGGGTTTTGCCTTAGATGTCCGCTTTAGCGAGTCTAGGGCTTCTTTTTATTCTGTGTTACTAAGGGAGTTATGATGGCTAGACAACCTGCTAAGACCACTGCACGTGAACGTAAGAATCCTGAGAAGGAGTTCTGCAACAATCAGTTTAAGCCTATTCAAGCTAAGAACGAGATGCAGAAGAAGTATCTTAATGCCATGAAAGACTTTACGGTTGTGTTCGGTCTAGGTCCAGCCGGAACTGGCAAGTCGATTTGTAGCATGGGTTGGGCTTTAGGTGAGGTCTACGCTGGTCGTACAGACAAAATCATCATAACTCGCCCTGCCGTAGAGGTTGGTGCTGGATTAGGCTTCCTTCCGGGGACTCAGGAGGAAAAGTTTGCACCTTGGATTCAGCCACTCAAAGCAATCTCAGAGAAATGTATGGGTAAATCGCATACCGAGATGCTGATCAAGGAAGGCCGAATCGATGCTATTCCTATCCCATATTGTCGTGGTAGGTCTTGGGATGATTCGATTATCTTGGTTGACGAAGCGCAGAACGTAACACCTGCTGAAATGAAGATGCTATTAACTCGTATTGGTTATGGTAGTAAGATGATCGTGTCCGGCGACATCTCACAGAAGGATATTCAAGGTTCTTCTGGTCTTGAAGAGGCTATAGACATCATCAGCTTTATACCTCAAGTGAAGATTGTTGAGTTTAGCGTAGATGACGTTGTTCGATCTGGTATCTGCGGTGAGATTGTGCAGGCTTATTATCAGCGCGGGCGATAAACACCTTGACATCCACCAACACTTGTGATACATACCCAAGATAATATTGGAGAGTCGCTATGGCCTTTGTATTCCAACCAGACCCATCGCTTGCGGGATGCAACAGCCTGACCACTGTTGCATTTGCTGACGATTATCAAACAACTAAGTTGAATGCTGCTTGGGCGGCTCTGCTTACGGCAGACAAGGAGAAACTTCTCGCATGGAGTTCTAGGCAGCTTTCGACCCTCCAGTGGATTGGTATAAAAACTGTAGCTACTCAGGAGTTATCCTGGCCGCGTTCGTATGTTCCTATTGAGGGTGGGTACACAGGTAGTGTCGAAACTGAAGTCTACTCCACGCTATACTTTGATGCTAACACCGTCCCAAAACCAATACAAGAGGCTTGTGCAGAGTTAGCGGGGCAACTACTAGAGGGTGACTCAACAGCACCGACAGGACTAGAAGGATTTAAGGAGTTGAAAGTTGACTCAATTTCAATTGTCGTTGACCCGAAAGATCGCCTATCATGGTTTCAACCCGCCACGAAGAATTTGTGTTATAAATATCTTGTGAATTCTAGTCCAATAAACGCGCCAGTTAAGAGGGTTGGATAGTGTCACTCAAACGATCGACCATAGTAAAAGCCGTCAGTAGTGTTTTCAAGGCTCTTGGGGAAATACCAGAGTCTGTCACATATCGCAGGACTGCTTCAGCTTACAACCCTGCTACCGGAACTGTTGTAGCAACCAACACTGATTATGTTTTATCTAAGATGATCTTTACACGTTTTGAGAATTTTGAAGTGGATAAGCAATTGGTTTTAGCAAGTGACGTTAAGGCAATTATACAGCAGTCAGAATTGTCTATCATCCCTTCTACAGCGACTGACAAAGTAGTTAGAACTAGAGACGGTAAGATTTACAACATCCTTCGTGTAAGCCAAGACCCCGCTGGTGCCACTTACACTTTGCAACTAAGATCACCTAGCTAAAATGCTTAAAGTCTCCGTCAAGATTCCTGATGCTAGCTTGAAGGCTATTAAAAGAAGCATCGAAGCGAAGCTAAAGGAACGACTAGAACTTGTTGCGCTTCAAGCATACAACTACATTGTAACACATGAGTATCCATACTACTCAGGAAGCTATGCTAGTTCGTGGAACATTCAGGCAGGTACTCCAGACAAGTCATATAACCAACCATTACTTAACCGTGGCTACTACCCCGAACCAGATGTCAAGTTAGGTTTTAAAGTGAACAACGTCTACGATAAAGTGTTCATCAGCAACTATACGCCACATGCAAGGATGATTGAACTGGAAGGATCACCGACCCATCCTACACCTTGGTTAATTGCTGCTGGCGCTCGTAACGCTACCGTTATGAGATATAGGTTCTTCTGAGTTCGCTTGGATTGCAAGTCGACTTATACTTGACATTTCGTTCAAAGTGTGATACACACCTATGAATGAGCCATGCTACCCTGAACCAGCTTGTAGAAACTCGATTGGCGTCTCAGTGGGGCGTCACGACTCCTATTAAGTATGAGAACGTCGAGTTTGTTCCACCTGAAGGTGCTTCGTGGATTTCTGTAGCTGTTAAGGAATCAGATTCACGGAAGATTACTTTGGGTAGCGGAGCGCAGGTTCGTAGGACTATTGGAACCATCTTCGTTGAGATATTCACTCCGGTTGGTGGTGGGTCTGGTGTGGCTAGGGGTTATGCGGATACGATTAAGGGTATCTTCAGGGATTATAGGGTTTCTGGGCTGCATACCTACGGCGATGGTGACGTGTGGGTAAAAGGCGAGGTGTATTATACAAATAGTGGTACTGGTGTTCCTGCTACGTCGCAACAATATCAAATAGTTGTAGGTATTCCGTTCCGTTATGATGTTACGGTTTAAGGCATCGGCAGCTTGGCTGCGGATAGTTGGTTTTTAAGTTGTTTCATGCTGGCGTGATGAACGCCTGATTTTTAGTTACTTTTATTTAAGGAGTTTATCAAATGTCAAGTGCTGACCTTGTAAAACATAAATATGTCGAGGAAGTTACGCTGGGTACAACACCGGCAGCGGCTCTTCGTTTGCTTAACGTAGTCTCGTCCTCAATCGACGGTCAGATTGGTACAACTGTATCCAACCAAATTAGTGCAGCACGTGTTGAGACCGACCTGATCCGTACCGAAGGTTCGACTTCTGGTGACCTTGGTATCGAGTGGTCTTATGGTGCTTATAATGATTTCATTGAGGGTGCTGTTGGTGCTGATTGGAATACGGCTTTTACTCTGACAGCTACTGACATTAGTGCGGCTACAGCAGACGACTCATTTAACAGTGTAGCCGCTGCGTGGAATACATCAACCATTCTTCCGGGTTATTGGATTAAGGTTAGTGGTTTTGCTAATGCTGCAAACAACGGCATCTTTAAAGTTGTTTCGGTTACTACTGCTAAGATCGTAGTTGCTGCAAACTTGGTTACTGAAGCTGCTGGCCCTTCCGTTACTGTTAAGGGTCAATCGATTCGTAATGGAGTTACACGCAAGAGCTACACTATTGAACGCGAGTTCAGTGATTTGTCGAACACTTTTGTATCCCACACCGGAATGGTTCCAAACACGATGAATCTTGCTGCATCCGTAGGTTCGATTGTCACTGGGTCTTTTGGTTTCAACGGCATGTCTACCACCTACGCCACATCAACTGTTGGTACTGGTGCTGATCTGTCAGCCGTATCAAATGACGTTTTTGATCCAGTTGATTCGATGGGTGATGTAGTAATCGACGGTACTGTATTTGCTGGTTGTGTGCGTTCGATTGACCTAACAACTACCAACAATACCCGCAACACCCAATGTCTCGGTAGTCTATATCCTACTAGCATTACGCTTGGAACCCTCGGTGTAACAGGAAATATCGAGATTTACTTTAACAACTACACAATGATCGAAAAGTTCCTGAATGGTACATCTATTAGCTTGTCATACAGCTTCAGTGATTCCGCAGGTAACTACTTGGTTGTTGATATGCCTAACGTGAAGTTCAATACTGGCATCTTGACGGGTATTTCCAAAAACTCCGATGTGATGACTTCCCTCAGTTTCACGATTCAGTTCTCCAGCCTAGCCGCATAAGTAATTTAAGTCTCAACGAACCGCCCTTCGGGGCGGTTTATTTTGACGACTTGACAACTCATTAAACTGTGTTATAATGCTAATTTATTTAAGGGTTCGTTATGAAGGGTGTATACTGTATTAAACACATAGATTCTGGTAGGATGTACATTGGTAGTTCCGATGATATTTATAGGAGACTACAAGAACACACATCAGCATTAAATAGATCAAAGGAATTTAAAACTAGGCATCACAACAAATACTTACAAAACGCGTGGGATAAGTACGGTGAAGATTCTTTCAGTGTTTCTGTAATTCTTGAGATGAATGATAATTCCACCATCGATGAAATAAGAGAACAAGAACAAAAACTAATAGAATTATACTGGGATTCTGGAATTTTGTTCAACTTAACAAAGACAGCTAAGAGTCCATTAGATGATCCGAATGTTAAAGAAGCACGTAAGAAAGCACACGCCGAATACTACTCTAAACCGGAAAACATAGAAAAAGTTAGGCGTATGTTCGCTTCGTTCAGAGAAGACCCCATCATGTACCAAAAGATGCTAGACAACCATAGAAAAACAATTGATACTCCAACACATAGGAAGATGTTATCAGATAACCAAAAACAAGTCGCTAGTAGACCGGGATACAAAGAACACCATTCAGAAAGACTGAAACAAAAGTGGGCAACTGACGAAGTGTTTAGGACTTCAGTTCTAGCAGCATTGGAGAAAGGTCGTGCGTCACCTACAATCAAAGAAAACCGTTCTAAGGGTGTCTCAAAAGAGATGAAAAGACGTTGGTCTGAAGATCAGGAGTTTATTGATAAAATGAACAAAGGTAAGTATGTGTGGAGCAATAAACCAGTAAGAAGGTTGGATACCGGGGAAGAGTTTCCAAGCACAAAGATAGCATCGGAGTCTGTTGGACTTAATCGGGCAGCAGTGTCCTGTGCAATAAATCGTGGTACTCGTTGTGCAGGAACCTACTGGCAATACGTAAAGAAGGAAAACACTTGACATTCCGTAAAATCCCAGTTATGCTTCTATTTCCGATTTATGTGATCGGGCGATATTTCATCCACTACAAGGAGCATTACATGAAGCTGTCAAAAATCAAGAAGGACACCGTAGCCGCTGAGTCTGGTGTATGGATCAACAAGGTGTTGGATGATCTTGATGTCAAAATTTGTTCAGCAGGCAACAGCAAGTATCTGAATATCCTGCGACAATTGATGAAACCCTACCAGCGCAGCTATAAGTCAATGGACGATTCGGTTTTTCTTGAGATTCAGAACAAGGCTATCGCCAAGCACATTCTGGTTGATTGGCGCAACCTACAAGATGACGAAGGCAATGAAATCCCTTACAGCGAACAGAAGGCTTACGAACTCCTGCAAGACCCTGAAAATGAAGAGTTCCGTAAGCTGATCGTCAGCTTGTCTGAAGAGTCGGAGGTGTTCCGCAAGGAAGCACTTGAGGGTCTAGCGGGAAACTAAGCGGCTACGTTAGGTGGTCTTTCGATTACGGTAAGGATATTGAGTTTTATGAGAAGCAGCATGAAGCCAATAAACACAAGCCTGATTGGGAGACCCCTTCAGCACTAACGAGCCGCCCTGAGCTAGAACCTTGGGAAGCAACCTACATTCAGGACTTTTACACACTTAGTTCATCTAGGCAGCAAGGAATGAGTGTAGGTGCAATCCCGGTTAGCGAGATTCTGAAGTACGCTGAACATTTTGAGATACCTGATTCTCAGGACTTTTTGTATATCATTCAGTCCATTGACAACGCATATCTTGAAAAAGTCACAGAGAAACAGGCTCAAGAACAAGCAGCGTCTAAGAACTCTAAGGGTAACAAGACAGTTCGTGGTGTGAATGACAGAAAAGCTAAAGGAGCTAAGTAATGGGACATCTGCTAACGCCAGCAGAAGCAGCTAAGTTATTGGACTATAGTGAAGGTCATCTGAAGAGATTGCGTTTAGCTGGAACCGGGCCTAAATATCTTAGACTTGGGGCTAGAAAAATCAGGTATAAAGAGGTAGACATTATTGCTTGGTTGAATAAACATCTTGTTGACCCAGAGGAGCCAAATAATGCAAGTAGAAATCAATGAAACAATCCCAGACGGCAAGAAACGCTTTAGGTGGCCTTGGGATAAACTTGAAGCGGTTGGTGAGTTCTTTGTAGTCAAGGAACCCGTTAATGTTCGTAATGGTCGTCAATCAGTCCATCAGAAGAACCTGAAACTCGGTAAGAAGGTGTTTGCGGGGTCTAAGGTTGACGGTGGGTTTAGGGTTGAACGAGTGATGTAGGCTTGCTTTGATTGCAAGTAGACCTAATCAGCCCGCCTAAAGCGGGCTTTTCTTACCTTGACATCCGACACCAACTGTGATACATCCTTTGTATTGAGCAGAATTGCGTCCGAGGTGTATAATGGCTGAAAACTCCCTCCCGATAAGCATAGAAGTTTCCGTTGATGAGTCTTCGGTTCAACGGTCGTTCGCTCAGATTAAACAGAAAGCTGAATCAGAAGGTCGTAAAGTAGGGCAATCACTAAGTAGCCTTATAACAGAGGCTACTAACTTTGACAAAATGAAATCTGGTTTGTCAGAGATGGAACGTGCAATGAAGCAGATAAAATCTGCCGGGAAATCAGCGGCAGATGAGATGAAATCTCAGTGGGCTTCACTAAACTCAGCGTTTGATGCGCATGCCTCTTCGCAGAAAGCTACTTCGGCTGCATTAGCTAAGTATAAAGCAGATCAAGCTAAGTTGGTTGCCGACAGAGAGAAGGCGGAGTGGGCTTCACTAAACTCAGCGTTTGATGCGCATGCCTCTTCGCAGAAAGCTACTTCGGCTGCATTAGCTAAGTAT